AACAGCGCGTCCGCAACCAGTGGCTCTACGGCATGGACAAGACTGATGCGGAGATGGGCGACATTCCTGGCTGGACAAAGGGCTGTAGCCAGTTCGTACCGCCTGTTGTTCACCCAGACATCATGGCGATGATCAATTATGTTGAGGGCCGGGATGACAACGGCTCAACGATCAGCGATTTCGCGAAGGGTGTTCCAAGCAAGAAGCGAACGTATCGACGCTATGAGCCGCTTCCCCGTGTTACTGTGCCATTTACCGAAGGCGTCCCGTATGAATGGCCGAAGATTGAGTACACCGACGTAACAGTCGACGAGCTTATCGGCGGTGGCCAGTCACTTGAGGATTGGCTCGGCAAACAGATCGCCCAGTGGCGCAAGAACCGCGGGCCGTCCATGCAGGAGCGGTGGGAAGAGCAGTGGGATCAGCTCACATGCCCTGAGCTGATGACGATGCACACCCCATTCATGAATGTCAAGGAGTTGAACGATTCGTGGTGCTCACGCATAATTCGCAATGCCATGCGGCCCGGCATGATCGGTCACGGTGGTATGCCAAGCAATTACTATTCGGACATGAAGGAGTTGCAGGCGGCGAATTTGAAGGCGGCACAGTTGGCCACGCCATGCGCGATTATCAAAATCCCTGACGGGTACGAGTTTTTGAACGGCAAGGTTGCAGAGAAGAGACGATGGTGGGAACGAATTGTAACGAAACTGACTGGAGGCAGGATTATGTTTATTAGCATCGCGAGATGGGAAAGCATGGACAAGACGGTTTCGGACCTGATGAGCAAGGTGCGGACACTGGAAACAAAACAACATAGCGCTGAGGTTAAGGCCGGCATTCAGAGTGACTGGCTTAGCAAGCTTGAGAAAGCATCGAAAGAGCAGGCGCGCGACATCCTCGTAGTAGCCGACGACGTTGGCAAGCTCCAGTACGGCGAACAGCGCGACCTGCCAGCCACGCATGTCACAATGGAGATCCGCAACGACAAGACCGGAGAGGTATGCGGCATTTGTAACCTCGGGGAAATCCTTAATATGTTCCTTGATCATCTCGGCATGGAGATAAAGCACACGCCCTCCAAAGCTGAGACACTCAAACTCGTGCCGGTCAAGAAGGCCGCTCCGGCCAAGAAGAAGAAGTGATTTGCTTAGGCCCACTGGGGGCGTTGTGAGTGGGACAAGACCAGCTCAATGCGAAGGCCGACCAGAGTTGGATTTTAAAAGTAGTCGGACGAAGCGCCCCGAAATTTGGAGGAAGAAACGATGATAGACGACGAACTCATAGTTCCAGCATTGCCCCGGTGGGCGACAGTCAGCTACACTGAGCCGTATGAAAGCGGGGCTTGTATGCGGAGAGCAGCTGTGCTGGTCCACTCGATCGCCGGGGCAACGGCCACGGTTGAGCTGCGTGAGCACGTTGGATGGGCGAATAACGGGGGACGCCCGCCTATTTACGATCATCCGCATTGGTTCGAAGGGATGATAGTTGGGGAGGTGCGCTGTGCCCAGTTGGTGGATTTGCAGTTTATCAGGATGGTGAGAGGGGATTGCCCATGAGTTGGTTCAAGAATCTGTTTCGGAAGAAGAAGAAGTGATGACCGACTGTCGGCACAACGAGATTACATGCGTGCGTGCCGACGCGGATTACCGGGTGTATAAATGCAGGCTATGTGGCAAGGTGAGTACGGTGACAGGAAGCATGAAGGGCAAGAAGCCTACGTGGCGGGGAACCCGAGAAAGGTAGTTTAGTATGAGCTGGTTCAAAGACCTGTTCGGCAAGAAGAAGACCAAGGATGAGGCAATCAACCGATCACCCGACACAGGGTTGCCTGTGGTGACGCACACGATGTCGCGGTACAGGAGCGGCAACACCAAGTGCCAGTCGCCAGGTGCGTTCGGTAAGTCCAAGGGGCCGTTCGACAACAGGGCTACGGTTGTGCAGACCCAGCAGCCCGACGAGAAGGAGTATCATCGCAAGGAACGGAACAAGAGGCGCAATGACGCCAAGAAGGAGGCATAGGATGGAAGAGCTAACGATTGAAGACCAATGCGCTGAGATGCGTACAGAGATTCAAGGGCTGAAGCAGCAGGTTGTGGATGCGCAGGGGCATTCGTCATTTTGTGACGATGATGTCCAGCTGCCATCGCCTAACATTCCCGCCTCACGGCAGGGTAACATGAAGGCAAACCTTACGCTGGTGTTCAGGCACCTTGAGGATGCGCGCATGCGCCTCGGTAAGGTCATGCAGGCCCATCAGGGCGGCGTGTCGATTCTGGATAAGTAGCAACGACCGTAGACCCCGCTGGATCGCGGTATGCAGTACTGGTCTGTTCGGGCCGTGGAACGCTGCGTGAAGGCGGGTGAGGTCTTGGAGGATGAAGATGTTTTGTAAGCATAAATGGAAGTTGCTGTCTGAGACGGTGACCGAAAGCATATTTGAGCATGCTATGAAGCAGGGAGTGGGTAGGAATATTAAGCTCCCATGGCAGCTGTGTGATGCTGCCCGAAAGCACATCCAGGTATTTACGTGTGAGAAATGCGGCAAGCTCAAACGCTTTGTTGAGAACATATAGGAAGACAGACGATGATCTGGCAGACAATACAGGAGTGGGCAGGGATCAAGGCTGGGGCCGTGGGGCAGCGCAAGCCGAATGAAGACGGGCTGCATGATGAATGGTTGCATGGAGATGGAGGTTGATATGCCTGACCATCCCACAACAATTTAAGGCTGGTGGCAACGAGATAGCGATAACGCAGTGCTTCTTGTACAGTGAGTATGATGGAACTGGTAAGTACACTCTCAGTGAGGTAGTGCCAGAAGCGCTGCTCGCGGGAACCTCACACCAGCCGAATTTGAAAGGATAAGATGAACGACTTTAGAATCAGACGCGGGGCAACGAACACGCCGGACACCTTTGGCGAGCAGAACGTGTGGGACAGCCATCTGCCCCCGATCCTGCAATGGCTCCTGACCGTGTCGGAAGTGGTCAAGATATGCCTCGGTGATGATTACGCGAAGGAAGTAGCTCCATACGAGGAGCACATCATTGGCGTACACAAGGGCGAGGGCTGTAGCTTCCTGGGCGCCTACAACAAGATCCTCGGGCTGATGATCGTAGGTGGCGCTAGTGAGATGGTGCTCCATACGCTGACCGCCGTTGCCATGGACTTGGCAGAGGAAGAGGATGACATCCTTAATCCGGACGCTGTTGACTACGGGCTGGACGTCGACAATGTGAAGAGGATATCTTTCGACAAGCCTATTGATCTGGACATTTCGAACAAGCAATGGAAGAAGGCCGTGAAGAAGGCGAAGCGACAGGGCAAGAAGCGAGAACAACGCCGTGCACGGTTGGCTGTGAAGGAGAAGAGGGATGCCGAAAAAACCGAAGGGGAAACCCAAACCTAGAAAGCCACGGCCGTACTAGGCTGAGGCAGGGAGATTGACGATGGATGAAGATGTAGCATTGGTTAAGGGGCAGTGGAAGATCGTGGTCCCGCAGGAGAGAAGTGGCGAGGATGGGGAACCTTCTCCCTCGAACGGATTGATGATGGCACTCGATACGCCGGAACCGATCACCGACATGGCATCAGCTCGTCGACAGGCGAAGAAGCTGGGCCTGCTTAAAGGAACCTACACGGTCGTAAGATGCATGGGTCTTGTCCGTGTTCGCAAGGAGGAACGTGCCGTTGTAGAGACGGTGATCGATTAGATTTTAGGTGTCAAACTTGATAGGGAACGGTGTAGCTTAACGGTAGAGTCCCAGATATTCTCTCTGGTTGTTCAGGTTCAACTCCTGGCGCCGTTTTCGAATTAACGTGTCACAATAAAGATGGAGGTGAAGAATGAATGATGGAAAAAGTGGCTGTGGAATAGAAACTCGGAATACGCCGATAGAAGAAGCCATGGAACGGCTCGGAAGGTCGCTCGTTACGCTGGATGAAGAGAGTAACTCGATGAGGGGGTGCCTTGATAAGGTTCTTCTCCCCCTCGAGCCCTCTCCGTGCGGAGAAGATGTAGCTCAGGTTGAGCCTGCAAGGTCGGCACTGGTGTCTCGTATTCATAATCAGGCAGACATCGTTGACCGCATTGTACGGTTCATGGAGCAAACTCGAGACTCGGTGGAACTGTAGATTTTAATTGGGAAGCCTGGCAAAAGCCACGCCGCCTCTTCTGCATTTCGCAGACCGATCATAGAGGCGGTGATATGAGCCGAGATCAGGCAGCGGTTAAAGAGTGGTAAAAACCTTGTTCCACTGCGACCGGTAATCCGGTTGCTCCGCTAGGGTAGGCTTCCCTTGAATTTGAAATGGCAGCAAGTCCAGGTTGGCGATTGGACAAGCACGCAGGCATAGCTGGATAACCGGCCTGATATGGTGCGCAGCTTCGTGGGTTCGAATCCTGCCTGCCGTGTATTTGAAAGGAGTCCGACGAAAGTCCGGTAGCCCCAACGTAAATGGGGAGCCGAATTAGCCCAGCAACGTATGGCAGGGCTACTTGAGTAACGGGTCTGACGAAATCCCGGTAGGCAGACGGCGACATAGTGCGGGTTAGGCAGCGTAACAACGTGTTGGCTCCCGCCCGTCGCGTCGAGTAGGGTGGGCTCCTTGAATTTGGCCGTGAGGGAATAATGGTGGTGAGTAGGGATTGGGTAGGGCGACGGTAAATGCGCGCTAGACTCTATCGTGTAACGGCCAATTGATTTGATGTGTGACAATAATATGTCCGTAGCTTAACTGGAAGAGTGTCGGTCTCCAAAACCGAAGGGCGCTGGTTCGACTCCAGCCGGGCATGCCAGCGAAAGGAAGATGATGGCTGATAAAAAGCGAGTGAACGTCATAGTGCGCTGGAAAGAGATCAGCGTTGAGGAACATGAGGCACTTGTCAGCGTTCCTGTCGATCAGGTTGATGAATACAAGGCGGCGGGTCATGGGCTGGCACTCTTCGAGGATGATGATCTCGCGGCGATTCTACATGCTGGAAAGATATCAGGGCCTACGTTCATTCGGCTTCATCCCGTCCACTACAGCAAGTTACTACAAAGCCCGTATGCTGGCCTCTTTGATTTTCGTGTCACAAAAACCCGTAAGACTGCGAAGGAGTGGGGCGTACCCCCTGATAAAATCTGATGACCCTCCAAATCACAACGAAGCACAGCGGCCGGGAATGCCCAGTACTCCACCTGACCGCTGCGTGGTGCGTCGACTACTGTAAACACATAACCGTACAGAAGGGCGATGTTGTTGTCGACGGCAGCGCCCATCCAGAGGTTGTCATGGGCATGGCAATCGCCGAGGTAGCCAAGCAGAACGGCCACATGAAAGCCGTACTCAAGCGAGTGAAGTCGAATCCCGGTGGTCAGCTCTGTCCCGAATGCAACGGCAAGAGCTCAGTCACATCGATTTACGCATTCAATCATGCTGCAGAAGTTGAGCAGCTACTACGAATCTGGAAGGGCTGGACGGAAGGACCGATCTTGTTATCAGGGAAAACCAAATGAATAATATACATACTGGAAATACCTCCCTCGAAAACAGTAAACCGTCCGATCCAGCCCCTTCGGTCTTTGACGAGCCTCCGGAGCTGAGTAAGAGCAGTCAGGATCACAAGGATTGTGTCTACCTATGGTGGCCTGAACCCGAACACACACTGACTGGCACGTACTGGCTGCGTGCCGGCGTGTGCTGGCCGATCTACAGCGATGGCGTTAATGCCTTGCCCTACGGATGCGCGGTGCTTGTGGGCCAACGTATGTCCAATAAGCAGTTCTATGTGTTCAGGGAAGATACGTTCTCAACCATGGCCAATACCAGCGATGGTGAGGGGAGTATGCTACCGGGCTTTGAGAAAGCGGCCGCTGATTACCTGCGCCTGTTCAATTGCGAGTACTTCTTCCACATGCACCCCGACCACATTCACCGCAAGTATCTGCTGCAGATGATCAGGAATAAGGATATCCCATCAGAGACGCACTTCGTACCTGTGCCTTGGGGCGACACTCCAGCAGAGGCCGAGCAAGTCATCTGGGAGCGGGTAGGGGCCGATGATATGCATTACCGGAATAGTGGCCTCATTCATAAAGGGATCATTGCGCGGGCCTCGCCATCGGAGCGACCGAAACAACCGCCGCCTGAGTTTTGGGCATTGATGTCTACATTGGCTGGTATGGACTGTAACCCGAGGAGGGAGAAATGAGCAAGCAAGTATTTGACCCGAAACAGCAGTACGGATTCTTCGTCCACATGATGCCGTCACAGTTTAGCGAGCAGGCCGTGGAAGAGGCGAAGGACTTGCTACGGTACCTGCATATCAACAAGTTTGTTCCGAAGAAGTACTGGGATCAGATCACGTGGATTGTTATAGAGCCAGATCCCAACAGGCCGGGGGAACACAAGTATGGAACCGTGGCATGGAAGGTCGGACCAATTAAGTGATGTTTTTGAGCAACACAAGGAGAACGACATGACAAAGGCAAGAGGCACAAGGAGCGGCAAGGGTCGAGGTAGAGGTACAGGTCTTGGACTCGGCAAAGGCGGGCTGAGAACTGGCCCGCAGAACAGCACCGGGCCAAGAGCAAGAGCTGGCACCTGTGTTAAGAAGAAGAAACGTTGACCTGCAAGAATAATGATGATTAAATTTCAGACGGGGCGTAGCGATGGGTGTGGTGATGAGTTGCATTTTGGCCTCCCATAACCACGTAAAGCCCTACGCCGTGACCGCCCCGTCTGTTTAATTGGAGCAACGTCGGCCTTGAGTGTTGCGCGTCCAAGCGCATACGCTCGAAGCTGTGGTTGATACTTGACAACAACCCGCCGCCTGTGTTATAGGTTGCGCGTGAAGTAAGAAACTCATAGACCCCCAATAACCATCGAGTGGGACCGCTCCGTGTCCCCGTGCATTACTGTACGGGGACATTTTCTTTTGGAGCTGATATGGGAAGCGAAACCCTAAGTACTGAGAGTCTCGAAGGATTCTTAACCGACCGACTTACCAACTGGCGCACCAACCGGCAGGGTCTCGATAAGAAGTGGGAAATGAACTTCGAGATGTTCTCCCGCATCACCAACGAGATATGGAAGAAGGGCGAGGCTGGCAAGGAAACTGACACCGACGAGTCCTGGAGATCGCAGACCTACTACGCCAAAGCCAAGCAGAAGGCCGTCAGCGGCTACTCCATCATCATCGACATGCTACTCCAAGGCGGTCGACTCCCGTTCATGCTCAAGCCAAGCCCATGGTCCGAGAACTTCATTGAGGACATGGCTGACGATCAGGCCGACGAGATTGCCGACGACATCGGAAACATGGAACGCCTTATCCTGCAACAGCTTACGGACACACGGGCAGACCGCACCATCATGCAGGAGGTCAGTAGTTGCGCTCGGTACGGCGAGGCATACCTAAAGAAGACCGTCGAAGAGATCACTCGCAAGGGATTCAAGAAGCAGGGGCCACAGGGCGTTGAAGATCAGGGCCGCATGAACAGCGACAATTTCGAGTGGTTCTACTGGGAAGACACGTTTATGTCGCCTGGCGTTGATTTCATACCAGTATGGAACATTGTACGTGATCTAGAGGTGCAAGACCCGAACAAGGGCGCAGGTATCTTCCATCAGGAACTCGTAGGTGCGCACTACATGCGTGGCCGTAGAGGTCGTCCGTTCTACTTAGACCATGCCATTGATGACGTATTAGAGATGCAGGATGGCAATAAGACCTCCGAAGGCCAGTCAGCTATTGACACATCATGGTTGCCTCCACGGCTCAGGAGTATTACCCATCGTGAGGCCACGATAGAGATTGCCGAATACTGGGGCCGCGTACCGCGCTTGCAGGTTGAGCGGTTCGAAGAGGAGCTTAAGGCCAAGGAGGAGAACAAGGGCAAGAAGGATTATGCCGTGCCATTCATTACCCATAACCAGACCGGCGAAGAGGAAGAGGCTGGCGATGAAATAGAGATCATGTGTGTTTTGGTCCGGGTCGAGAAAGAGGAAGCGGGTACAATCATCCGCTATTCCAGGCTGGATGAGGGACTCAGGCCGTTCCAGCGCGTTGTTTGGGAAGAGGACCTGGACGAGAACGGTGGCATTGGGGTCATGGACAACTGTGCGAATACCCAGATCGCAGTCAATGGTTTGGTCCGTGCGATCGAGGATAATGCCAAGCTCTCCGGCAATGTGGTCGTTGGTATGAAGCGCCGTTACATTGAGAACGCCGAGGATCTCGATAATGGATTACAGCCCGGCACAGTCCTTGAAATCAGCGACGATTGCCCGGACGCGCGCATGGCACTCCAGTCCATAGAAATCAAGAATGTTACCCCTGAACTCATGGCTATGCTTGAGAAGTGGGAAGATTTGATGGATAAGGACGCTCAAATCAGCCCTATCATCCAAGGTCAGGTAGAGCCGGGCCAACAGACTCTTGGCGAAATCAACAGGCTTATGGCGCAGGCGGGTAAGTATATTGGCGGTGTCCTTCGCAATCAGGACGAGATGATTATCGAACCACTCGTTGAATATTTCTACGAATACAACATGCTTGACCCCAGCGTTGATGCCGGCAAAGGCGATTACATCGTGCAGGCTACAGGCTTTACCAGCTTCCAGGCCCGTGCAGAACGCCTTACGAAACTCCAGCAACTGCTGTCTATGGCACTGAGTAGTCCCGAACTTGCCAAGGAAATGAAGATCGACTGGATCATCGACGAAATGTCGAAGGCCATGGACATCGATCCCGACCAGTCCATGAAGAGCAAGGAAGATAAGGCCACAGAGGCGCAGGAGCAGGCAGTAGCGGCAGCGCAGGACCCGGTTATACAGCTACAGTTCCAGAAGGAGCAGGCTCTTATTGCGAAGACTGCTGCTGATGCGGCAGAGAATGAGGCCCATGCCAATGAGCGGATGGCGAGCATAGAGCTCGACCGCGAGACATTACAGCTCAAGACGGCACTTGAGCGTGAGAAGCTGCAGCTCGAGAAGGCGCAGTTGATAGCGGATATTGAATCTAAGCAGGTACAGGCAGCAGGGAGAGCAATTGATGGCAAAGCACAAGGGAGTCAGAATACCCAACCTTCTGACGGAGTGCGTCCCGGATACCGAAGCGTGGCCAGAGTTAGTTAATCAACAGCAATACAAACCAGTGGCTATGTTACTGGGTGCTGCTGAGAGGCGTGCAGACCATGAGATGGACATGATGGACACGCTTCCAGAAATGAATAGTGTTGACATTAGGAGAGATATACGATATAGGATGGGCATGATCGCAGCTTTGAGATGGGTGGCTACGCTACCCAAAACGCTTGAAGCTACGATGGCTGAGAAGCCCAGATTAGATTCGTAGAATAACATCTGCGAGCCATGCCAGTGGACCATTCGAGTCCCCGAGCTACCGGTTCCAAACACAATACCAGGAGGACTGTTTTAATGAAGAAGCTATTTGTAACAACCTTGGCAGTGGCGATTGCCATGACGGCCAGTGTGTCTTTTGCGCGTAACGAGCGAGGCGACTGGGATTACAGCGGGAAACATAATGTTGACGACTTCAGGATAAACAACACGAAAGTCACGACTACTGCCGCTGAACTGAATAGCCTCGCCAAGAGTGGGCGTGAAGACGGCATGCCGATGCCATGGCAGGTTGAAACCGGAGTATCGTATACCGACACCTTTGTTAAATGGGCCGTTGATGATACTACGACCAATCCGCTCGCATGGCTCTACAGCAGCGACAGTACAGGCGCGGCTCTTCTTCAGGCAGGCACTACTGGTGGCGTAGCCAAGATATCTCAGGGTATCGCTGATAATGACGAGGTTTACATTCAGCTTGGCGCCGTGAGCGACGAGGCGTTTTGTATGACCACGAACAGCGGCAAGAAGTTCTGGTACAAGGCTCGTGTGCAGGCAACCGTAACGAATGAAGACTGTAGTTACGCGCTGGGCATGGCTGAGGGTGGAGCAGCTACAGGCAACTTCCTCACCGATAACAACGGCGAATTGGCCGACGTAGACTTCTACGGATTCAACTGCCGCGCCGGAACCAATAAGAATTGGAATGCCGTATACCGCTATGCTGGATCGAACGCCATGTACAAGCTCGCAGTCGTTGCCAACAACGAAGACTGGCATGAGTTCGAGATGTACTTTGACGGCCTTAACCTCGTGAAATGGTACGTCGACGATTCCCTCGTATGGACGATCACAAACGACACAGCTCCGATCGCATTCCCGCAGGGTCAGGAAACTATGCCTATCTTCGCCGCGAAGGCAGGGGCTACGAATCCCGTAAGCGATCTCCCCGGACTGAATATCGACTGGGTCAAGATTAACCAGCAACTGTAAGTAGCAGGCGCATAAGCGTCTGTTTGGAGGATTAGACATGGCAATCGGAAGCATAATGCAGAAGGCTCTGGAACAGGCTGAGAAGACAATTTTGGCGAAGGTAGAAGCCCTGGTCATCCGTATCGTGAAGAAGGAAGTAGCGAACGGCAACAAGCGCATCAAGGCTTGGATCAAGAGCGAATACGACGTTGTAGAGTAGCCACGCTGCAAAGCGTGTTCAAAGAAGTCCCCGATCATAGGAGGTAAATGACAGTGGACACAATACCGACACCAGTTATTGAGGCAGAAGGCGATGTTCCGCTGACTGAAGAAGAGCGCGAGTTCGCAGATGAGTTTGAGAATGGCGACGACCCGATTATAGGCGATGATGCACCGGCACCGAGAGTCGCAGAAGGCGACGAGGGGGCAGAGAAGCCAGTAGTCGAGCCAGCAGCAGCTGAGCCAGAGCCTGATGCAGTGGGTGGGATTAAGCCGCCTGCAGCAAAGGAGCCGGAGCCAGCAGCAGAGGCAAAGCCAGAAGCGAAGCCAGCAGAGCCAGCGGCAGTTGAGCCGCCGCCAGAAGAGACCGCAGTTGAGAAGTTGGCGAAGGCTGCAGCAGACTTTGAGAAGTTGCCGGACTTGGATGTTCCGGCAGCGAAACCAGCACCGAAAGAGGAGCCAGTTGTACAATCAGCGCGAGAGATTGAGCTTGAACAGCTGCTTGCCGATTCAAAGGCAGAAGCGGCGGCATCACAGGCTGAACTGAGGAAGACGCAGGGTGACCCAATTGACCTTGCGGAGCTACCAAAGGTTGAAGACATCTTGCGCAGGATGCCAGAGGGGCCGGAGAAGGATGCGGTCCAGAAGCACCTGGATGATTATCCGGAAGTCGGAAACGTTACGCTGGTCTTGGCGAAGGCAATTGCTGGCATACAGGCGCCGGCAGATGTGAAGCCGACAGAAGGTTCGGAAGCGGCGAACAAAGAGTTGCGCGACGAAGTTGGCGCTCTCAGGAATCAGGCCGCGAGGCAGGAACATGTTAATAAGATTATCAACGGTGGACGGGATGAGGCAGGCGGCTTCGTTAAGGGCCACTCTGATTTCTACGCAGTTGTAAATAGCGCGGAGTTTGAGACATGGAGTACAGAGCAGACAGGCACGGTCCAGAAGATGCTCAATCAGGGCGACTGGAAGACCTGTATCTGGGCTCTGGATGCGTACAAGGAATCCGTAGGGAAGACCGAGAATACAGCAAATGCAGGTAAGAACAAGAAAACGCTCGAAGGCCAGCAGAAGTTGCATGGGGCCAGTATTCGACCAGGCGCACAGGGTGCCGGGAAGAAAGACGGGTCGGGCGCCGAACCTACGTTTGCTACCGCGGAGGAAGAATTTGACTACTACTATAACAAAGACGCCGATCCCAAGAACTAAGGACACGGACATGGAGTTCAACTCCGATGTATCGGGTCCGACGTTTGATGTGAACATAGAGAAGCGGCAGCAGTGTCCGACGCCGGGCTGTAAGCGGCTCCTCTTCTGGGGCGAGTTAGGAGTAGGATCACGGATTTCAATAAGATGCAAAGGATGTAAACAGACGCACAAGTTCTGCGTCATCGGTTAGAAACGTAAGAATCCGCATAGAATCGCCAGTGGACCACCTGAGTCTCCGAGCTGTCACCGCGGGAACAGTAGCAGGAGGTATCAGAGATGCTGAATACATATGGCGATATTAGTCCCAGGACGGCTGCTTTTGCGGCCAAGATGTTGCTTGCGCGCGGCAAGCCACTAATGATTATCGAGCGCTTCGGTCAGTTTGATCCGCAGGGAAAGAACAAGACCAAGACGCGTAAGTACCGTCGGTACGAGTCGCTGGCCAGAGCAACAGCTCCGCTGGCAGAAGGCGTCAGCCCGGCTGGGCAGGCCCTGACTTACACGGATGTAACGGTAACCCTTGAGCAGTTCGGCGATGTCGTCAAGCTCACGGACGTTATCCAGGACACCCACGAGGATCCAGTTCTCGACGAGATGATGACCCTCGTTGGTGAGCAGTCCGCAGAGACCATTGAGGTTACGCGGATTCTTATCCTTAAGGGCGGCACATCTGTCACGTATGCTGATGGGGTTGCAAGTCGCTCCCTCGTCAACGGCGTACTGACTCGCGGTCAGATCCGCAAGATGGTCCGGACATTCAAGCGCAATCGCGCAAAAAAGATCACGAAGATCATCAAGGCTTCGATGCGTATTTCGACTGAGCCCGTCGCTCCCTCGTTCCCCGTCATAGCCCACACGGACACTGAGCCGGATGTCTTGGACATCAATGGTTTCGTGCCTTACGAGCAGTATTCCGATTCCGGCGCACAGATCAGCGAAGCGGAAGTTGGCAAGGTCGAGGGTTGCAGATTCTTCCTCACTGATCTTGTTGAGCCATGGAGCCAGGCTGGCTTGGCCGGCACAAAGTACCTCTCCGGTGGTGCTACGGTCGACGCGAATACCGCTTGCGATGTGTATCCGATGCTCTTCATCGGACGTGACAGCTACGGACTCGTTCCGCTGGCTGGCTCGAATGCCATCAAGCCCATTGTCCAGAACCCCAACGTTTCCCGCGGTGGTGATCTTCTCGGACAGCAGGGTGGCGTTGGTTGGAAGACCATGCAGGCAACCGTAATCCTAAACCAGCTCTGGATTCAGCGTTACGAAACCGCTGCAACTGCAGAACCGGCGTAGGCGTAGACCAAAATTAGACGGGGTGCTGCACCGGTAACGCAGATCGTTTTGGGGGAGCGGTCACTGATCTGGCCGCTCCTACCAGAGCTAGGGTGCTAGGGGGGCGTAGTAGGGTGCCAGGGGGACAATCAGGGTGTCAGGGGAGCTATGGCGGCCTAATGTTGGTCGCTGAAATACAAGGAGTAGAGTTATGAAAATGGACGAATATACTTTTAATGGAACCGGGGCCGCAGTCTACCTGTGTGTAGGCTTTCTTCCGGAGTTCGTGAAGGTCATTGCGGTAGAAGATTCCGACATGGCGCAGGTTGAGTGGTCGCGTGGTTTTGTGGCAGCCGAATCTGATAACGGATTCCTGCTGTACGGCGCAACCGCTGCAGACATCACGCTGTATACCGCAGGGACTGGCATAGAGGCTTACGAGGGTGGCGAACTCCTCACGTCTGCTAATCAGACAAGCGTCGGATACGGCGAAGGCGTGTTCCTGGCACCTGATGTTAAGGATTACAGGCAGGTAGAGACCTACGGCTACAAAACCGCAGTGATCGACACATGGACGCTCGGCAACTCAACCAACAGGACGGGTAACTTCAACTCTGATATACCAGCCTCTGGCTCGCGTATCGGAGAGGGCAGCAGGATTCTTATCGAGGAATCGGTTACCAAGAAGCTGAAGTGGGCCGTAGTTGAAGCTCTCACAGCCTCTCAGGGCTCGGCGGCGAACGAGGTTACACTCAGTCGCGCTGTTACTTCGGGCAAGATCCTGAAGATTGAGGGCATGTATGACATGGCTCCACTCGCTGTTGGCTCGATTACCCCGGCTGGTATCAAGCTGAACGCAACGTCTGAGATCAACGCGAACAACGAGATTCAGCTCGTTCGCGTTGGTGCATACGACAGAGTTCATTAGACCATCAATTCGTGGCGGCTTCATGGAATGGCTTCACCTCCTTTCATGGGGTCGCTACATAACAAAATGCAGGAGACACTATGACAGAGGAGTCACAGACGGACCTAGAGTCCACAGATGACCGCGTGATTAAGTCTAAGAGTGGCAAGCCATATCGTAGGCAGCAGGACGCTGCTACAGGCATGCGCCAGCGTGGATTATCGTTCGAAGGCCACCACATTGAACAGACCGGCACCGCCGAGTTTGTTATCGTCAAGAACCAGGTCACGGGACCGGCGAAGTCGATTGGTGGCGAGGGCGAGTATATACCCGAAGAAGATCGGGTCGAGGGCGACCCGCCCCCGGAAGCGCCGTTGCGTCA